ACTTTACTCAAGTGAGCTGCTTCCATTGTAGTTAAGAATGTGCGGCTAAGTGTACCATTAGACATAGCACGTTTAACATAATCCTTACCCATACGGCTTACCATGTTTTCAAGGTTAGCTACAGCAGGATCCATGTTTTGGTCAAAGTTGCGCCAAATTTCAGTTACTGGAACTGTACCATCTGCATTCAAACCACCTTTGATCATAAGATCAGCACGGCTAGAAATAGAATAGTGTACGTGTGCTTCAGCACCACCAACAAAGTTGTAGAACTCGCGGTATCCAGACTGGATTTGAATATCAGAGAAGCGCTCACCATATTCTCCACGGGCAGAACCCTTACGGAAAACTTTGGTTCCAGAAGCTAAAAACTTGTTTTCCAAGAATTTAGAACTGTCGTTGTTTACAAGCTGCACAGTATATACAAACCCGTCACCTAGAGGAAGGATATCCTGGTCAGGTACAATGTACATCTCCACACCGTTGTACTTATCATATGTGATGATATCTCCATGACCAAACTCACGACGAGAGAGTTTAATCTTGAAAGTAGTACCATCAATACCCTTAGTCTCGTTTATAGACTCAATGTCTTCAACAATATAAGGAAGATCTTGCACAACAGGAGTTTGCCATTTGTACTCACCGCGAGGGTTGTCTACCATGATTACATTCTTGCCACCAAAGCTAGACATTTGATACAAAGGCATCTCTACTTTTTGAGCCATTGCCCACAAATCCACTGGACCCATGTCCATTGGTTCTGCAGTTTTCAACATGTTAACTAAGTGGTAAGAGTCTACGTGTGAACTAGCTGCGTAGTTGGTATCTCGTAGAAATATACCATTATTTAAAACTGGAGTTGACATAATTTAATTTTGAATTATGATTAAAAGGTTATCGTTTGAAAAAATTACTATTTCTAGGTATTGTTCTTTGTCTTACTTCTTCTTTCTCTATGATAGGAGAAGCAGTTGTTTTTCTTGTCTCTTCTGTCTTCAACATCTTAACTGTTTTCTCTGTGCTTGTCTTGCTTCCTTGCTCACGGATCTTTGTTTTATAAGAATCTGGATCAGCAAGTAACCAAAGAGCTTCAGCAATTAAGTCATGTCTTGGTTGTACATATTGGTATTTCTCCAATAAGTGACCAAGCATATTTGTAGGTCTACCACTAATACTAGGGTAGTTTGGTTGAACTAGTCCTGCATACAACATTTCTTGTGTTCTGCGGTCAAGTTTCACACCATTGATTTCACCTGGCTTAAGAGTTTCATAAACATTGCTCATATACTTTTGAGCTTGAGCAGCTTGTTTACGTTTCATATCTTCTTGCTGTGCTAGCTTTTGTTGTACAACTCTTGCTTGCATAGCATCCAATTTTGGTTTGAACTTATTAGCTTTAGCTTCTAGTTCATCTCTATCTTTCCAGCTATCAATTTCTTCATCAATTTCATCAGGAGTACCAAAGTTTGTTGCCAATAGGTATTCACGGACAATTCTTTCTTGATCTGAAGATACTTCAGGGTCTAGCTGCATAGTTTCTTCAACTTGTGCTAGAACCTTAAATAATCCTTTCAGGTCTTGTCCACCATCAGCTACATACTTAGCAGCTACTTGAAGCTCTTCAGGAAGTGCTTGGAAAAATTCTTGTGGCGTAGACTCTCTAACTTGATTCTCTCTTTCAGCAAAGTTTGCTTCAATAAGTTCTTCAAAGTCAGCTAGACTATAATCTTCAATTGCTTTATCATCATCAAATGGTACAATTTTACCAGAGTCAATTAATTTCTTAACTAGCTCTACTGTACCATCTTTAGCAATTTTAGATCTGCCAGGTGTTTTCTTTTGATCATCTGGTTCAATGATAGCATCTGATCCTAGTGATGCATCATCAGGATTAATATCCTTTAGTACCTCTGCAAACTGAGGTGTTTGCTTTTTAGAATCATCATCATCATCATCACCAGATGATGGAGTGTCAAGGAACGCTGTATCTACTTTACTTGTAGTAAACACCGAAGGCTTTTTTTCTTCTGGGAGCATGATGTTATCAGCTCCTGGTGTTCCTAGCAATGTATCTAGATCTATATCAACTTGTTCAACCGTAGTTGTTTCTTGGGTTTGCCCGCTCATGTTTGTAAAATATTGTTGGTTTATAAAATATCTACACTAATAATATAGACAAAAGTAGAATAATAAACTTTAAAAATTTTTTGCTCTAACTAAATAAAGCGCATCTTATAGCTACTTCTTCTTTTTTGCCTCTCTGTCTTTAGCACCTCTAGCTAAATCATACTTGTTTTTATTCTCTTTTGCTATCTCAAGTTGCTTTGCAGCAATCTCTTTTTGAGCCGCTATCTTTTCTCTTTCTACCATTAGCTTCTCTCTTGTTTGAGTAGCCTTGGCAGTTTCCTTTTGTCTATTCATATCCATTGTTTGTGCATACTGCTCACTCTTTTGGATATTTTGAAGAGAGTCTTGGAAGTCAGATAGTTTGTTTTCATTAATGTCTTGCATGGATCCATAGCCTGAAGCTTTAATTTCTGCTTCAAGGATTCTAGCCTGACGGTCTTTTTCATTTTCAGAAGACTCAAATTCCATTTTCATGCGCTCTTCTTCAGCTCTAGCTTGAAGAGCTTGCTCTTGCATTGCTTGTTGCTGTTGCATTTCTTCTTTACGGACTTGCTCAGCTTTAGCTTCTGTAGCTTTAAGAATATGAGATACCTCTACAATAGAATCAGATTTAAGAATATTACCTAAGTCATAAATACTCGATGTTAAGCTCACGCATCAAGAAGTCAGTACCATTTATCTCAAAATTCTTTCTTTCATCAAGAGTTGTGATGTAAGAAAGTCTTGTTGAAGGATTATTTGAATGGTAGTACTGAGCCAGGTCTGTTCTCATTTGGTGTACTCTAGGCATCAAATAGTCACAGTGGTGGATGAAGTACATCTCTGTTTGAGCATAACTAGCATTAATTGATTGCTCAATACCGGTTGCTGTTTGTCTAGAGATCTCTTGACCCAAGCGTTGTGGAGTAATACCAATAACTTCAAAGGCTTGTTGCTTAAAGTATTGGGCCAACTGAATCCTTGATAGAAGACGCTCTGTTTGACTCAAGTCCAGTTTTTGGAAATGATTAAAGTTCAAAGCATTTTCTGTGTTAGTAATAGTAGTATCAAGAGGAAGCATTTGGAAATTCTTCATTGCAACATATGCTTTAGCATAGTTACCTTTTCCCCAATCTTCTCCTAATGAGTGACGTGGTAGTGAGTTCTGGTCAAGTGCTATGACAGTACCCAATTCATCCACAAGGATGTCTGCAATCTGATTGTTTACAATGTTATAAGCAATCTGGAAAGGCTTCATCAAATCTACTAATGATGTAGATCTTGTATTACGGTCTGAGAATACAGAACCTTCTACTGGCAATTTACATCCATACAAGGAATCATCTCCCTTGAACTGGAACTTCATAGGACCAATGTTGTTTTGATTAACTCCTAAGTAAATAGGTGTAATACCACCAGGGTTATTAGAGCCCCAGAATGCAGGTCTATTTGGACCAATCTTCACACCACCCCATACTTGGTTAATCCAGATCCAGTCAATATGTTCTCCAAATACAAGAGTGTGTTTAGTTTTATTTTCTATAAGACCTTTATTATAAACAGGCTTCTCAGTTACTTTATAAGTCTCATCTACTATTTCTGTAATAATATCACCAGATTCAGTAATCTTTGTCAAGTGACCAACCTTACGTTGAGATTTCCAATATACAGTAGTGACTCTCAATAAGTTAGACATACCCATATCAAGGTAATCTTCACCTTCCATCATAATCCAGTTAACAACGTCACCTCCATATTGAGCATTATCCCACATAGAAGTAAACTGTCTGTAACCAAGAGAAGGCATATTAGTATTCCAAGCATGGGACTTAGTGCCATCATAGTAGCTACCATCATTCTGATAACCTTGAATAGGATAACCGGCAGATCTTACAGGATAAATAAGTTCTAGGGTGACCATTTGTTCTTCAGTCATTGCCCAACCATACTTATCAATTACATCCGCTACTGTCATCATATCAAACTTACCTACCCAGTGACCTTCAGAAATATATCTTTGGTCTGGTGATTTTTGATAGAATGTCAATACCGGATTCCATAGTTCTACATCATAATCATCTTCCATCATGCGGAAGTGCCAGAACTCACGGTCAGTAATAAGCATATCACGGAAACCTCTTTCTTCAAGTTCTTCCATATGATATCTCTCAACATCTACTCTGTGCTGGTGCTCAGCCCATTGCTCAACCATACTTCTATAATCCTTCTGAAAATAGGCTTCTATTTCAGGTAAAGATTTAATACTTTCTGGAGACATGCCTTGTTGAAACTCCTCAGACTCAGGCTCATAACCTTGTTCAATAAGGTTCATTGCCATTTTTTGTTGAGCATCAAATACAAGAGCTTGCTCTACTTGAGATCTTTTTAACTCAAGCATTTCATTATATGAGCGCTCATCTACAGCAGAGTAAACAACTCTAGTTGATCTCTTAGCAAATTCTGCTGTAAGAGTGTTTATAACATTAGGAATAATAGGATAGAACTTAAGCTCAAGAGCAGAAGTGTCTTCCTTTGTCAATGTATCAATCAAGTCTGCATACTCATTGTCTTCTTCAACAATGTAGTCAGACTTGTCAATAATACCTTTAGCAAGTTTATAGTTCTTTAGAAGTCTTCTAGCATTACGTCTTACTTGTTTAAGACCTTGCCACTCCATCCAGTCTAGACACCATGCCGCCCAGTCTTTATCCTTTTCAGATCTAGGTAAAAATTGAAGAGGTTGGTTAAGGCTGCCCATTTTATTGTACTCAACCTTAGCCCCATTCTTCATCTGTAAGGCATTATATATTTCCATTTTATCTCAAATTTTTAAAAGGATTTCTCTTCAAATTTTTACCTAAGGTACTACTATTTCCTCCTCCCATGTGTCGGAAAGGACTTATAGTCAATTTACTAAATTTTTTGTTACTATTCAAGTTTTTAGCTTGATCTGTTTCTTCATACTTCTTTTTATAACCTCTATTTGCCTGTTGAACTTTAGCAAAAGCAATTAAAGCGGCAAAGGATACAAGTCTATCCACGTTGACTCCATCTCTATACTCAAGCATTTCTTTTAAAAGCATAGGGTCCGGGATTCTTTCTACACCATACTTTGTTCTTACAATCTTACCATCATCAGTAACTTCATGACTTTAAACAATGTGCCGGTGTTTCTCCATCCATACTCTTGGTATACACTAGCATTAGCACCAATGTCTTTTAAGAACATTATCTGAGTTCTTGGTACAAGATACTTTTGCTTGCGCTGAGCTATCATGTATTGGATAAACAAAGAAACGTTATTTTCTACAATAGTCCATGCATTATACCACTCTATTATTAGAGACAATCTCTCATGTGTTTTATTGATATCATCAAAGCGGCCACACCAAGCAGCTACAATTTTATCCTGTTCTATATAAGTAGTTATCTCAGAACCATTATTTTTAGTAACTTCTACTGCTGTTTTATAGACATATATAGAACATAAAGAGTCAGAAGTAGTAGTCTTTCCTTCTGACACAGGGTCAATAGATGCATAGTAGGTTCCAAATTCTGGATCTTTTTCTGGTCTCTCCCATACTACCAAGGTGCCTGTTTTATCTTCAGTATTCTTAGTTACTGGAAATTCCATTATAGGAAGTTTGTTTGTAGGCTCTACAACCACCTCTCCTCTAGCATCTCTACCAATACTTAGAAACTCATAAGGATAGGCTTTTTCTTCAATCCTTTGGTTCTGGGCAGAAACAAGATGTGGAGGAAACAATGATACAGATCTAAAAGCAAAAGCTTCTTCAATGTTTCTAGGGTGCTGAGAAATACGGAGCTGATACTCTTGAGGATTAAGATCTTTTTTCCATTGGGCAAATTGTTCATCTAATGCTGCTAAAGCTTCCTCAACTTTAGAATTACCATACTTATCTACATATGGTGGCATAGACCACTGCTCAGGAATGAATAGACCACTCATTCCTATAGTGTTATTTTTATCTATCAGGTTAGTCTCTACAGAATATATACCATTAGCATCAGGACTAAGGATTAGTCTTTTTAATGGCTCACATTGACTAAGATCACCCACAGAACCAGCTGCTATAAAAGTACCAGTAGTAATCATACCTGATCTCATGGCAGGTCTTAGATACTCATAGGTCTGATTCATAGTAGGGGCAATACCAGCCTCTTCATAGAAGAAGTACTTGGTAGGACCACCGACAGCATTTGTAGGACTCTTATCAAAGGAAATAGCTTGAAGTACACCCTTAAGACCTACTTCTGACTTTCTTTTCTGGCCGCCTATATAATTAACAATCTCAATCTTCTGTTGCCAGAACATTGCTTTGTTTGGATTCATAGGACGGTACCAAGCTGTATGTTTATTTAAGAAAGCTTCATATTCTGCAAGAAACTTCCAACTACCTTTTTCATTAACAAAGTCTTTTAGACTAGCTCCCATCTTCAAGGTAATACCCTCTTCAAACCATATCTGATTTATAAGTTTACCACAATGGAAATATGAACTAGCAATCTGACGTTTTTTAAGAATAGCAGCATGTCTATAGTTAAGCTCTGCTAAAATCTCATAAAGAGCCATGTGGTACTGAGCATCCCTTACATCTGCAAAACCAAACTTCTGAATCTCCTTGTTAAAGATTGGTAGGAAGTTCAGCCACATATAATAGTCTCTAGTAAGATACCAGGTCTCATTACCATCATGATAAAGTACTCCCTTTCTACACTTTTCTTTTTCTGTATCCCAATAATTTATGTAGTCTTTAGTGCCTTGAGGTGCTAAACAATAGAAGTTATTGACATT